AAGAAATTTTGCACCTTAGCAGTTAACTCTTTTGCAGTTACAATTTTTCCCGTCATGAGATCGAGAAAGTCCCCGTCTTCATTTTTTACGAGAGTTCCTGCATGATCAGCAATATCTTCAATTAAATATGAAAGTTTATATTCGAGTGATCTCCAAGGACCACCAACACCATTAGCAGTGTGAATAGGTTTTTCTGGATCTCTAGGTTTTACTGTATTACCTTTACTACCATTAATACCTACAGCAGTTCCAAGATTCTTAGGAGAACCAGGACCTCCTTCCTCACATGTTTTCATGCCAGGAACACAAACTGTATTATTTGCACCTTGTCTCAGGAAACCCTCTTCTTTAGTTCCTGCCATTGTAGAGTTTGGTTTTGCGGGGTGTAATGCAGATGCATTAACACTAAGACCTGGCTCCATTGCTTCACCAGTAAAAGCAAATTGTTGTTTTATTTTTGTATCGTTTGATTTCTGAACACGAAGAACTCCCATGACAATAGGCATCTGTGCCTGATCGCCATCCATAAAGAATCCCATGACGATTGCACCAGGTTGAAGTTGTCCAGAACTTTCACCTTGTCCGTCATTACCTGCTTGAGCAGTATGTTGTAAACATGTCGCCCACGGTAGATTTTCTGTAGGAAGTGCTGTAGTTGTTCCGCCTCGTACGTTAGTATAGTATCCAAGCACACGAACTTTGACCCTACCTAATTCCATAGGATCTTCGTTATCTTCTACTTCACCAACCCACCAGAAAAATCCATCTTTTCCGACAAAATTGACCGTAGGTTCATTTACAATACCATCAATGGTCTGCATATTTTTGAGATTGCTACAAGTTTATTTAGGGTCGATACAGCGAGTGAATTTATAAATGCCTTCACTACCCCATACCATGTTACCTTTATCATCATATCCTTGATCCATACTATGCAGTCGATTTCCAAAAAGAGTGATCTCAGATACAATCTTATATCCTTTGGCACCAGTGCATTTATCCCCTACTAGGTGTCCATGCCATGCTTCACCATCGAATGTGAATATCATATCACAATTCTCTGATCTTGTCCAGTCTAAGTTATAGTTTTCAAAAATTAATTTATCAAAGGATATTACATTAACCTTATGATATCTTTCTCTATATGGTTTATTAGCACCGTCTCTTCTATAAAAATTCTTTGAATGATAACCACCCTCTACCTTTTCCCATACAGTTTCAACAGTAGAGAAATGGTGAGGTGCTGATTGTGCTTGATATCTATTCGTCCAGTGTCCTATAATATAATCGTCAATCATTAAGGTTTAGGATGTTTTGCTTTTACTGCTTCAACTGCTGCAATCCATGTGCCACTATCTAACTTACCGTCCTTGATGTCATGATACAGCATGTCTAACTGTGATTTTAAATCTGGATACTCAGGTTGTCTATCACGTTGATATTGTTTAGCATTGAAAGCAGTCATTTGACTGTCAAGTTCGGCAATGATTTCAGCATCAGTAGGTCTAGGCAATGTATTTTCAGAAGACCACTCAAGAGTTGACAGATCATTTTCATAGATAATCCATACACAATCAGGTCTTATCTTTGAAATTGCAGAACCGTAAGATGGAGTTTTAACGTTTTGAACTGGAAGTGTCATTGTAATTAAAAATTAAGGTGCAAGTTCATAGCAGATCATAACAATCATACCACGAGCGTTCTGGTTGTTGTTAGCATCCCAACCACCGAAGTCGATAGTTCCTCCTGCCCAACCTCCAAGGTATTGTTGGTAACGAAGTGACGTACCTGCAGGTTGGTTTGGTGTATCAATGAATGCTGAGAAGTAGTCTCCTTCAAAAGCACCGTTACCATTTTGCCAGTGAATTCCTGCAAATGTATCAATAGTGCTATTTGATCTATAAGCATCAACTAATGAAGTAAAACCACCACTACCGATTCTTCTTCTTAAGTCAACGTATTGGTGCTGAGTGTTAGGACCATACATCTTAGTTTTCCACTGACACAAAATCTTAGAGTTTGCTTTTGTAGTCGTAATGTCAATATACCAATCACCAATAGCAGTTAAGTTATTAATGTTGTTCTGATAACTTGAGTTACCAAACTCACCATATGAGTTACTAACCCTTTGAACAACTTGTAAAACTTGACCACCACCAAGCGTATTACCTGATAAATCTTGAATTGCAGTTGTCTTAACAACACCTGCCACAGTCACCGTTCCGTCCGCAGCAGCAGAAATTGCATCTGTGTTAGCAGATGGGTGTCGGACGCCAGACGATTTAATTGTTCCACTGACAGTTAAATCACCTGTTACCGTTGGACTGCCTTGAACGGATCCTACATTAATCGTTGACATGAGAATATTCTAGACTTTGAAAGTATTTATACGTCTTTTTCTTGTATAACACCACCAGGTGTAGTATAGCAATCTCGATCAGTAAGTGTAGTAACTGGTATACCCGCTTTCTCTGCAGTTTCTTGCATATGAATACCGCCAGGTGGTGTATAAAGATACCAACCAGTTGCAATATATTTGGTTTTTGTGTATGGAGGATTACCTCTATGAGTATGAGTAAAAGATGCAGGGAAGATTACAATGTCCCCTTTCTGTGGTTGATATCTATATTTTTGAAATAAAAATTCTGTTTCTCCTTCTCCATCAGGCATATCATTTAAGTAGATAGTCCATACCAATTCTCTCATTACAAATTGCATTGCATTCCTTTCACAATGCCAAACATGATAACCCTGACAAGGCAATGTTTTTTGTAATTTAATCTCACTGTTCGTTAAAAACGCACCCTTTAAAGCACCCCATGTATTTGCATATTCTGTTGCTGCAGGGGTTAAGTAATCGTCAAGTTCTCTAAACCGTTCTTTATGCTCTGGATTAGTTTCGATAAGAAACGTACTTCGATCTTCTCTCAATGCGTTATCATTACCAATATTTTTATCAAGTGGTTGAGACTCAATATAATCTATGGTTCTATCACATAATTCATCTGGAACTTTCTTTTCCCATATACCAATGAAATCTTTTAATTTCATATCACTATAAGGAAAAGTCACAAAGTCCTGTATATTAGCTGTCATAATTAATCGTCATAAACTAGGCATTCTGGTTCTTCTGGGTTTTGATCACAAAACAGTTCAAGTGCGTTTGGATCGTGATGATCTCCTGCTTCAATTTCAGTTTTATGATGCTCTACATACTCTTCTAGTTCATGTAGTTCTTGTTTAAAGTGTCTACGAGCAGAAGGTGATGTGAGAGGATTTTCGATAATATCTTTATCTTTTTGAATGTGTTGTTCTATAGTGTCCATTTGTGTACCTCGTTGATACAGAATTATTTATACTTATATTATAAAAAATATAAGTGCTGATGTCAAGTTATGCTATGACTACCTCTTGGTTTTGTGAGAGATTCGGGATATCTGAGTCTTTCATTAGAGCAAGTTCTGTTTGAAAGGTAAGACCTACTGACTTATGTGCTACTGCAGCAATCAACCATCTACCACTATACTTAGCATCTCTTTCAGGTGTGTCACCCTCTTTATAAGTCGATGGGATATTTAAGTTAACTCCCGAACCCGCATATAAATCAAAATTGCCAGGCACGACGACAGTCAGTTGATTTTGTTTTAATGATTCAATACGCATCCATTGATATGCTTGTAATTCAACTAACTGTTCGTAATTTCTTTGAGGGTTGTTTTGAAACTTAGCATCAAAAATTTGATTAGGAATCATTGAGTATCTGACTCGTTTAGGAAAATTAGCAGCATTTTTAGAAAAATTATCCATTCTCTGCTGAGGATTAAGAGCGTTACCACCATTCAAATGTGCCATTCTTTTCCATAATTCAGCATACGAATAGCGATAAGCGTCTGCAGATAAATCTGTGCTAGTTCCCATTTTAGATCTGGTGATGAATACAGGATCAAAACCAACACTATATCCTGACCAAGAACCATGTCTTAGACCCATCAAAAAGTTTTTCTCATCAGGAAATGCAATACGATCTATATTAAATTGATCATCAGCTGGCTCACCCATTCTTTTT